CCTCAATATCAATTGAAGTAATGTTGATACGATCACGATTAAACTCGATATCGTCATTCCACGTTTCTGCAATATATGCATTCACATAATTGGTAGAACCATAGATGTTAAAGCTATCAACATCTTCATATGTTTTTACAAAGTCACGAGCATGACGCATGTCATCAAATAGACGTGGTTCAATTACCACACCATCAAGACCAGTATATCCAGTGTTAGGCGCTTGTGACCTAACATAAAGAGTTGGTTCATACTTAATCTTCTTCATGACGGGCTGATTGTTATCATAACCACGATATAGAAGCTGATTGCCATAGCGATTAATAGATGTATAGAATTTCAATAGGTGTTACCTCCATTATGTAAGTATATTATATCACATCTTTCACCAAATGTAAAGGACTTTTTTACACAATTAACTTACTATTTGCAGGTGTTACTAGTTTTGAAAACATTTGTTGGTATTGGTTTTTAAGTTCAGTTACAGGCTCTACAACAAACATAACATTCTTAGATTGTGTTTCAATTCCATCTTTAGCATCTGAGTATGCCATGAATGGAGCCAAACCTAGTTGATTGTTTTGTGTTGGTATTAGGATTGCCACATCTTTAAGAGTGTAGCCTGTAGAAGAAACTTTAGTTGAGCAAATAAGCTCTTCGCCTGTTGTAAGACGTACGATTTTAATATTGTCCATAATATAGACTCCCATGTTATAAAGAATGAGAGCCGCCGGAACGGCTCTCAAAGATATTTATTTACCAAGCATAAGGTCTCTAGCTTCGTCAAACTTGCCGACTGATGCTAACCTATGCGCTTCAAATGATTTTAAGATACTAGCCATGAATGATCTCATAGCTTGAATCCCTTCAATTGAAGTTGACGCTGGCGTCTTTCCAATTCAACTAAGTCGGAAGATTGTGCTAGGTACCTTTCAATAGGACTCATCCTAGTAGTCTTCCACCACCTTTTTAATAGACCAATCATTGATAGTCTCTTAATGTTTTAGCATTAAGCTCAGCCGTAAGTGATTCCACTGTATGGCCTCGATACTCACAAATAAGTTGTTCGGCAATCATACGATTAGCAGACTTTTGTCGACCAATCATATAACCAATCATCATACTCCTGAGAGTGGCTTTAATCGAATTGAGAAATTTCTCAAGTATTTTCCCTGAGAAGTTCAGGCTTTGTAGTGCTATTGCTGTCATTGTTTTCCTCGTAATTAGAATTGATTTTGATTTTACGAGGTCGCTTCTCTTCCGGTAGGATCACTTCTAAATTGACAGTGAGAATCCCATCCTTCATTTCTGCACCAGTGACTTCCGTGTATTCGCTTAAGCGATACGATTTACTAAATTTACGAGCACTAATCCCTTTATGAACATACTCATCCTGTGATCTCCGCTGAGGACGATCTCCAGTAATTGTAAGCACGTGGTCTTTTACTTCAAGATCAATATGTTCTTCATTAAATCCAGCTACTGCGAGCTCGACAATGTAGTTCATTTGATTGACTTTAACTACGTTATGTGGGGGATATGTATCCTTTGCATGAGCCTGAATTGATTCAAGCCTATCAAAGATGTGATCGAAACCTAAAAATGCGTTTCGTGGATATGCGAAATTACCTGTCATGTGTTACCTCCTATGACTTAAGCAAGGTTATATTAAGGACCCGCTTGCGCGGCATCCAGTTTTATTTATACAAGCAAATTACTTACTTGCAATCTATGACTACTTATTTGTTCCAATATTATACTTGGGACAGAGTTGCCATTGATCTTTATCCTTATAGGAAATGATTTTGATTTGTCGTAATGGAGCTTTTTCTTTTGCTTGCTCGTTGTTGACAATAGTTATAAGTCCCCAGTCCGACAGTAACGTCGCAACTGTGTTCCTACGTTCAATATCATTCTCCATAAGATTAGATGGTTTCCCATCCAATAAAAAGAGTTCTTTAAAGTGTGTGATAAAATACCTACCTTGTTTGTGTAAGATATGGCAAGACTGGTATAGCATATTATCTTTACGAGATGCTACGCCAATACGAGTAAGTGTTTCACGCACTTTAAGAAAATCATCTGGTTCATTAAGCACGACTTCCAGCATCATAGCTGGTGTCCACTCCTGTACTTCGTTATTTTGATCTTCCACCTTTAGTCACCTTTTGTTTCAATACATTAATCTGTTCATCGTTTAGTAAGGTGAGAGCTTGGCGAGCTTTTTCATTGCTATAACCATAATATTCTTTGACTGCTTCTAATGAGTCAGTCTTATCAGCTTTCAACCACTTGCTAAAACGCTTTTGTTTCCTAATTGTATTTATAAGAAAATCAAATTGGAGGCGATTATCCAAGTGGTGATTACGATTCATCTCATTAGCTAACAAAGCTGTATCATAAAAGTATGATAGACCTCTATTAACCATAAATGCACTATACTTCTTTTCAGCTTCTTCATCCACCATAAGATCTTTCTTGGTGTTATTGATAGCATTTAGATATTCAAACGGATTCATATTAAAACCATCCTAATTTTATACCATTGTGCGCAATAATAAAGAAACACGCAACAAGGTGAGTTATAACCCAAACAGTTCTTAGAATAGCAGCAATATCGCTTTCTTTAGTATCGCCAATCTTGCTGCCAATTGTCTTAGCCCATATTCTCCACATTGTACTAAGCAAACTCGACATTGGCCATAAGCTCCGTCATGCAAGCAACCATGTTTAATTCATGGTCGGCTACAAATGCATTCTTATACTGATAGTCAGCAAGAATAAGAACTAGTTGTGGAATTGAATGTGGTTTAGCCATAGTGGCCATATTGTCATAAATCATTCTAAAGATTTGTTGTGGTTCAACATCAATATTATTAGCAACCCATAAACGCATCTTTTTGAAGTCTTTGTTTTTAAGATGGTTGGTTAATTCAGTTTGATCTTGAATAAGAGTAACTGAACTTGCTTCAATTTTACCAGATACACTGTAACGTTGGCATTCACCAAGTACTCTACGGAAGTCTGGGAAATGTTTGTTAACGATATTAGCAACTACAGCTGGTTCAGCTTCAACACCTTCGTCTTGCAAAATCTTTTGTAGTCTAACAAAGAACTTATGAGCAATACCAGCTTTGTACTCTTTTGGAATACTAAAGTCATATACTGAACACCTTGAATGAAGTGGTTCAATGATACGATTTTTGAAGTTACATGTAAGGATAAACCTACAATTGTTTGAAAACTCTTCAATGAATCCACGCAAGGCGGGTTGGGTTGATTGAGGATTAAGGTAATCAGCCTCATCCAGAATTACTACCTTGTACCCACCTTGCAGTGAAACAGAAGAAGCGAACTGTTTAATCTTACCACGCAATGTATCAATGTTACCTTCTTCAGATCCATTGACTACAATATGGTCTAGATTTAGTTCATTACATAATGCTCGAGCTACGGTGGTTTTACCTGTACCAGCTGTTCCATTAAACATCATGTTAGGAAGCTCACCTGTATCCAGGATCGCTTGGAACGTGTTCTTCATTTCATCAGTAAGAACACATTCATTAATCGTTTGTGGGCGATACTTTTCAACCCATAAGAATTCAACACTCATTCACTTTCTCCATTATAAAAATATATTATATCACACTTTTGAGCGTTTGTAAACAGTTATTTTTGAAATTGCACTGTATAGATTCTTCCCATCCATTCAAAAGTAATTTTGCTATGTGAGTAAAGAGTTAAAGACTCTTCTTTATAGCGCGTTTCAACATTGCACACTCTCTTAGTACCACCACTAGCGTTACTATTTGAATGCCCAAGCATACCACCAAGTAATGCTCCAACAGCTCCTCCATTATCTACGTTTTTAGTTACATTGTTGCCGATAATACCACCAATGATAGCACCTTTAAGTGTATCACCGGTTCTATCACCGGATGTAGTTACATCCCTACAAACTTCAACGTTATAGGGAACTTGATTAATCACAGACTTATTATAATCTGTTACATTAGGTTCATGTGCTAGAGCTGGATGACACGCACTCAGTGTCATCAAACTAGCAATTGTTATTTGTTTAACCATTTGGTACCAATCCTTCTAAAATTAGGTTCATTTCAGACTGGTTAGATTCGTCTTCTTTGACTTCATTAACCGTATCGTCTAGTTCTTTGAATGCCTTATTTGATCTTAGTTTAGAATAAAGCAAACGGTCTTTACGAAGACGGTTTACAATAATCTTATTTGCTTCAAGGTCATTATACTCAAGAAGAACAAACGCACGGTATTGAGTACCATCAGGGAATACTTCAGCTTCTGATACTGCATAACCTGCAACATCTACATCAGCAATA